CTGCAAGTGATGGCATTATATCGCAAGTGTAAACGATATCAGCAATATTGTTCTGTGCTAATTCGTAATTTCCAATTAAAACAGGACGTGATAAATAGGATTCAACACTATGAGATATCTCAGAGCTAGGACGCAAAGCATCCATCACTTGATTGTCATCATGTGGTGCTTCATAATCACGTGTTTCTTTCGGTCCGTAGGAAACAAAGGTTGTAGTATCTTGTGTTTCTGTTGTTGTCTGTCCAGAGGTGAAGGCGTTCTCTGAACCGTCTACTTGTCCTTGTTGATCGTAAGAACCTACTTTTACGTTGTCAATTGTTGATGATTGTTGTTGGGCTCCAGCGCTGTTGGAGCTTGATTGTGAGGGGTGATGATCGTATTTTGTCATGTTTCCCTGATATTTTGTTTGTAAAGTTAATTGTGATAGTTTTGTTTTTAAATTGTTATAATTCTTTATGTCGTCGAACGGAATGATTTTAAAGTTCTGTTCATTTTGATACGCTAAATATGTATCAAAAACTACATTCGATTGGTTAAGACGAATCATATTTCGTACACGCTGATATGGATGAATAGTAATTGATAAGCCATGTTTCGATAGTTCTGATTGTATTTGGTAGGAAATATCCTCAAAAGTATCGAAATCATGGTGATACAATTCTATCAACATCATTTTAACGTTGTCTACACAAGCTTGTTCAGGACTAGGAGATTTATGAATCCACATCACGGACTCTCGAATTGAATCGAGCGAAAGTGGAGCGAAAACATAATCGCCATCAACGCTAAAACCACGTTTTAAAAACGTAACTTCTTTAATCGATCGAAATTCACTGCTTTGTTCGCCTTTGTCTTCTGATGTATATACCATTCCGATTTTAGTGAATGCTTCTGCCAATGTAACTGGGTTAAATCGTTCATGAATAATTGGATTTACTGATATTATATTGTCGTCGCCATAGGCTATCATTTTAATATATCGATTGAAGGAATGTACTTCACCGAATATTGTTCCATAACAATATCGCACCGCGATAGAGTTATACATTGAATTAATTACTGCTGTTGCTGCATTTCCAGATGGTTGACTATGGTTTAATTGATAAACTATACTTCCAAAAAGATGTTTACAATTTGAAATTGCGCGCCATAATGCTCGCCGAACACGCTTATTTGATGGATGGTCACCATAGTAATCGTTAATGATGTCACAGATGCTTTCCAAAATGTAATAATTCAATGTTCCGTCAAAGTTTGTAAAATCGCCTGCAATCATAGTTTTATCAAATCTGCCAAGTGTTAGATGGTCTACAATTCCTTTCCAATCAGTTGAATGTGCATTTGTTCCAACTCCGCATTCATTCCAAATTTTGGTTCGGGTCATGAATGAAAGGAAACCAAGAAAGTACTTTCGTTGAACAACGGTATAATCCATTGGTGCCGCAGCAAATACGCGGGTCTTACCAGCTTGAACTTTTTCTAAAATTCTTCTTTCATCTTTCAAGGTGTCCACAAAAATTGCCTCAGGAACGATGTTTTTCCTGCACATTTCTTCGATCGCATCTACTCGTTTGTTAAGCTCTTTGAAGTTATCAGACGATAGGTCGTAATCGTCGCCTTTCCCGAGCCATTTTGTCTTTCCTGGTTTTCCATCTGTATAAAACATCCATGGATAACCTGCTGATTTTGATCGTTTAATACCACATGAAAATTCGTTTCCTTCAATTCCACGAATTGCTTCTGTTGTTGTTAGAACTCGTTTTTCAATTTCAAGTGGTTTCGGTAATTTCATAAATAAAACATCGGTATATGAATTGATTGATTGATTTAAAAGATTGTCATCTAATGGTATTGTTGGTCCACCATATTTTTGAATTCCTTT